CAATATGTCCATCAACAGGCTTATGCTTCCTGGATTCCCACATGTATCACTGAGTGACTTCTACGAATCGCTCACGGATGAAGAGAAGAAGTATGTAAACCCTACCGGGAAGAAACACAGATTCTCTACTGATCCGCATAGGCCATACATTGATTCCGTAAACATCGGACAGATAGGCCTTCATTCTGCATCGCAGTTCTTCGATACCGATGATAAGACAAATGGAATCATCGAAATCTACCCTACAATCGAAGAAATGGTTATCGGTGGCGTGCGTGTTGATGAGATTGATGAGGGTGTTGCTCCTGATGATGACGGCCGATATGATGGAGAACCTGGTCCGAATAATGTTGATATTTATCTCAGCAGAGCTGTTGATTTCGATATAAAAGATTTAGCGGACGACGATTTCTCAATCTCCATGAAAGATGGTAGGTGTGCAGGTCGTACATTCAAGGTGGCATCCTCAACCAAGGTTGATGGAAGATGGAGGCTCACTATTGAGAGAGACCCTGATGATGCACTGGGCTTATGGTTCCCATATAGGGATTACCCTATCAGGAAAGGAGACCATTTCGTTCTTACAGGCATAACACTTCCTGATTCGTATGTCAATACTGCGTCTCTTAAGCTTCTTAAGTACGCAATCGCTCTTCTCGAAAAGAACGACTACACAAGGTATGTATATCAGCCTAAGGTTGATGAGATTTTCATGGCAAGGCAGCATGACGCAGCAATGGCTGATAAAACAGGGGCAATAAAGAGTTTGCATGATACTTTGAAGGCAGGTGATCTGATGGATTTTAGAGATGACGACCTTAACATTAGTGGTACAATTACCATAGACCAGCTCAACATCAAAGAGCAGGATGGTAAAATTCCTACTTATGAGATTACTCTTAGGGAAGATAAGGAGGTTGGCACTATCCAGAAAATCCAGCAGCAGATAACATCTCTTGAGAACGGAAACGGAGGTTCAGGAGGTGGCGGCGGAATCACATTGACACAGGTTAAGGGGCAGGTGGCTACCGAGGGAAGCAAGTTTTTCCTTTCAAAGACAGCTGAAGACAGAGCAAAAGAAATAATACACTTCGAGAAAGGTCTGACGGCAGGATCATACAAGAAAGGTGTGAGCGGCGGCAACATGGACAGCGAGGGCAACGCGGAGACGAACAAGCTGACGGCGCGTGGCGACACACAGCTGCGTGGCGACACATTCTTCGGTACGGGGAGCGACAAGACAAACACGCCCCATGTTGACGGAGGGAGCGGCGATGCCCTGCTCGGCGACATGGTGCTGAAGGCTTTGCAGAGCAAGGACTTTGACGCGCTGCTGCAACGAGGCTTCGGCTTCACGAAAGGCATGAACGGAAAGTTTACGCTCAGCGTGACCGACCTTATGGTGTGGGGCAAGGCAGTCTTCAACGAGCTGGAGATACGGAAGCTGAGCAGCGTTGGCGGCAACGTCTACCTGAGCGGCGCTTCGAGCAAGATTGCGCATGTGAAGGAGGAGATGCAGGACGGACGGCTTGTGGGATGGCGGTGCTACATTCTCGCGGACGACGGCACAACGGCTACGCAGAACGGATGGAAGATGTATGACCAAGCGCGTTGTCAGACTTTCAACATTTCGGCGGGCAGCTATGAGGGTGTAGGCAACCGCAACTACTGGCGACTTGTAACGGGCGTGAGCAGCACGAACGAGACGATAACGGATGACGAGGGTAACGACCTGTACAACGGGAAGAAATTTGCGTGGGTGGTGCTCTCGGCTACCGACTGCGAAGACAAGGTGACGAACGATGTGCCAGCGGCTGGCGATGTTATCGTTCTTGACGGTCACAGGCAGTTTGCCGAGGATGACGCAAGGGCTGTGTATAACGACGCTTCGCGAACGAACATCATGATGCTTCAGACGACGGGCAGTGAGGGCAGCGTGCCTAACATCATCTCTCTACATGGCATTGTTGACTACAAGCACAGCGCGTCAAACAACAAATACAGAAACACGGTCTTTATTCTCTCTCCCGAGGAGGTGGTGTTCCTTAGCTCAAGGTTTAAATGGATTGGCGCGAGCGGCAAGCCTATAACGCTTGTCAACTTCCGCGGGCCGTGGAAGCAGGGCGAGACCTACTACTATTATGACCAAGTGAGTCACAACAACGCTATATGGACTTGCATTGTGGCGGAAGGCAGTAGTACAACGGAGGAACCTACGGACACAAGCACGGTGTGGCGAAAGGATCTGACGGGCGGTACGCCCGGTGCTGACGGTCTTGCCTACGTCTTGCAGGTGACGAGCGACAAGGGCACGGTGTTGGTGAACGGCATGGGATCGCTTATTCTCACAGGCACGCTGTACAGGAACGGCGAGGATGTAACCTCAACCATTGCGGAAGGCAACTGGTCATGGTACAGGGTATCGGCAGACACGGCAGACGATGCTGTGTGGAACCGTCTGCATGAGGGTGTGGGCAACACTTGTAGGATCATAGGCGAAGATGTGTCGCGTGTGGCACAGTTCGGCTGTAGGGCTTACGTTCAAGACACGTCGTCTGCGAAGGTCCTCACCATCGACTCGTTGGAGCAATGATATAAAAAAGATATTTAACGACATAATAATAAATTAAAAAAAAGAGAAAGACATGGCAAAAGTTTTAGCAAATGGTCAGATCACCATCGTTGACTTGAATGACGGCAAGGCCGTACAGTGTTTTACACATGCATCGCTCGGCGATACACAGATTTACACCCCCGACACCAATACCTACACCCCGAACTATTCGGCAAGCACGCCGAACGTGATCACGGCTAAGGTGTATGTGACAGGTAGCAGCGACGATCAGGCCCACACCTCGGCATGTACAGGCTGGCAGTGGAAGGTGGCCGGCGTGGCAGCCACACCTGTCAGCGGCAAGAGCTATCAGCTCAACATTCAGTCGAACCTCGCCTCTAATGCTCCCAACAAGCAGATAGAGTGGTCTTGCACCTATAAAGACCCTCAGACGGGTGCCACAACAAAATGTATGGGCTACAAGACTATAAGCATGGCGAAGAGTGGAGGTGCCTTGCAGATGGTGCAGATCGGGACCCCTGACGGCAATACGTTTGACTCGTCAAACGCGAGCAAGACCCTTAGAGCTGTGGCAAAGTTCTTCCGAGGTAACGTACAGGACACGACGGTGACGAGCATGAAATGGGCAAAGCTCAACATAAGCGACGGAACATGGACCGACATCTCGACAGGTGTGAGCACAGCCAACGGCGTGAGCACACTGAACGTGACGGCCAACGATGTGCTAAACTTTCAGACCTTCAGGTGTACTGTAACCGACGGCAAAGATACAGCCTATCAGATTGTGACTTTCTTCGATGCCTCAGATCCTTATGTCGTGGAGGTGTTTTCGCTCACGGGCGACAAGATCGTGAACGGCGCACAGAACACAGAGCTGTATGCCCGCGTGTGGCGCGACGGCAAAATTGTGGAGGACGGCGCGACAGTGAAGGCCGACACATCGCACACAACAAAGTTCACTTACAACTGGACGAAATATAACGCCAACGGTGTGGCTACAAACTGGAACGGCACAAGCAGTCCTGTACACACGAGCAAGCTGCCCTATGTGACGGTGAGCAATGCGGACGTGTCGGTTAGAGCAACGTTCACCTGTGAGGTGAGCACTAAGTAAACCTAAAGACGGGATAGAGATGGTAATAGGTAAAGGATATATTACTATTGCCGTGATTCATGACGGCGTGGACGGTGTGGACGGAGCGAACGGCTACACCGTGACAGCCACGCCGTCGGTTATCACGCTCGGCATAACGAAGGTGTCGGACACGGCGTTTGCTGCCGACACGACGAAGAACAACACGTCGGCGATAAGGGTGTTCAAGGGCAATGTTGACGTTACGAAGACATGCAGGGTGACGGTGATGAAAACAGAGAACTGTACGGCGACAGGGCCTTTCGAAAACGGATCTGGGCTGATAAAGGTCACGCGCATGTCTACCTATACCGAGGCAGACGGCGTGACCTATCCCTTCACGACAGGCTCTGTGACAGTGGCTATCAACACTGGAAGCACAACGCTTAGCCATACCATCGCCGTGAACGTGGATATGAGCGTGGTTTGGGGTGGAATAGAGACAACGGTCAGAGGGCTGAAAAGCGAGTTCGGCGAGCTGCAACAGGACTTGCAGAGCGAAGCGCCCAACGTGCTGACGAAATACACCTCAACAATTGAGCAGACGGCAAGGGAAATCTCACTTTCTGTGAGCGAAAAGTCTATTGGAAGGAGAAACCTTCTTGTGGGTAGTGCGTTCCAGCGTGATGATAATAACGTCGAAATATCTGATGGCGCAAGAATCGAGATGAACTCGGGTTATCAGGGCACGAATTGCATTCATATCATTGATGATACGGATGGTAATTCTCATTATATTGGTGTATATTGGGATGGTTCACAA